AGAGAGAAAAGAAATTGGCTGATGATTTGAATGAAAAATATGGAGTAGGTTCTTTAGATATGACTACTGGTGAATTTACACCAAATTAACATCTAAAAACTAGGTTCTGGGTTATAGTTGACATATTTATTAATAACAAGAAAATTATAATATAATATCACTATGGCCGAGAAAATTGTTAGCCCAGGAGTATTTACAAACGAAAAGGATCTTTCCTTTTTACCCGCAGGTATCGCTGCCATTGGAGCAGCTATTGTAGGACCTACGAGAAAAGGCCCAGCCTTTGTACCTACAATTGTAGAAAATTTTGATGAATTTATTGCTAAGTTTGGAGGATTAAGTGAGAGCACTTATGTACCTTATGCAGTTAAGAGCTACTTAAATGCAGCTTCGACTGTCACTGTCGTTAGAGTAATGCAGGAAGGTGGATATGGTGCAAATGGTCTGCATATTCTTGCATCCGGATCTTGGGGTTTGAGAGTAGTAGGAACTTTATTACCAACAAAAAACACAACAGACGGAGCATCAACCGGCCACGATTACACACTTTCTAGCTTCCCAACAACAGCTGATCAAGCAGTTAGTCTTACATCTTCTTTCAACTTCATGTTGTCTGGATCTGGAATCGACTTTATCAGTGGTGGATACACAGCATCTGCTAACCCAAGCAATGTAAGTAGCCTTAAAAATGTACTTGGAGAGTCTCCTCAAGGAGCTAAAAAAGCATACACATTTCAATACTTTGATAACTTCTTAAAAGCTGATGTTAGTCAATTCACAACAACTGTTGCTAATGCAGCTTCTGCAACCTCAACTGGCGCAACTGGTTCTGCAATATATTTTGCAACTGCATCAATAGACACTTTAGTAGATTATTCGAGCTCCGATGCAGGAGATCCACAACCAGCATGTACACCATACATTACATCACAAACAATTGGTGGAGCTAAGTTGGATCTTTTCAAAGTAAAAACTATAGCAGACGGAACTGACACTAACACTTCTATAAAAGTTAGTATTATAAACACACTACTACCTGGAGGTAATCCAGCAAGTGATTACGGTTCATTTACACTATTAGTAAGAGAGTTCGGTGATACAGATAAACGACCATCAGTATTGGAATCGTTTGCTAATCTAAACTTGGATCCAGATTCTCCAAACTTTATTTCTCGAAGAATTGGAGATAAGTATAAATCAGTATCGGATGCTGGACTTGTAACCATAAATGGAGATTACGATAACATATCACAATATGTTTACATAAACCCAGTTGATGATGTTAAAAACAAAGCTATTACAGCAAATGTTAAGCCATTTGGATATGATGCTTACGTATCACCAATAACCGCAAAACTCAACACCGTCGCTGTAACAGTACCAACTGCATCATTTATCACTCAAGACACAGAGATTAACGCAGCATACAACAAAAAAGCATTCTACGGTCACAATTTTGCTTCAACAAATGATGCAAACCAATTACTTAAACCGTTAACAAATGGTGCAATTCAATTACCAAATAACGACTTTAACCTTGATGATTGTTTGATTCACGCAAGTGCGTCAGCAGTAGATGCTAACTCATCTATTAGCGCAAACACAAGCATCACAGGATCAACATTTGCTGGAGTTGACATCTCAAACTTCTTAAAATTCACAGTAGGATTACAAGGTGGATTTGATGGAGACGATCCAGCATTAGAAAAGAAGACTGGAGCAGACATACTAAACACTAACCTATTTGGAATGGATTGTTCATCTGCAAGTGCAAAAGGAGCAAAAGCATACATCAAAGCATTAAACACAGTAAACAATCCGGACGAATTAGATGTTAACTTAATTGTTGCACCTGGAGCTACTATAGCTGATCATTCAGCAATCACTAACAAGATGATTGAAGTAGCAGAAGATAGAGGAGATTGTTTTACACTACTTGATTGTGTAGTACAAGGAAACACAATAGGAGCTGCAGTCTCTGCAGTAGCTAACGGATCAATAGACACAAGCTTTGCTGGAGTTTATTGGCCATGGGTTAAGATCCTAGACACTGACAAGAACAAACCAGTGTGGGTTCCACCATCAGTAGTACTTCCAAGAGTGTACGCTAACTCTGACAATGTAGCATATGAGTGGTTTGCACCAGCTGGATTGAATAGAGGTGGAATTAGTGAAGCAATAGACATTGAAAAGAAACTTCAACAATCAGATAGAGACGATCTTTATGATAACAGAATTAATCCAATAGCAACATTCCCTAACCAAGGAGTATGTGTATGGGGTCAGAAAACACTACAAGCTAAGCCAAGTGCACTTGATAGAGTAAATGTTAGAAGATTGTTAATCGCATTGAAAAAATTCATTGCAAGCTCTTCAAGATTCTTAGTATTCGAGAACAATACAACTGAAACTCGTCAGAGATTCTTAAACATTGTAACTCCATACTTAGAGACAGTAAAATCGAGACAAGGATTATTTGCTTACAGAGTAGTAATGGATGAAACAAACAATACTCCAGACGTTATAGATAGAAACCAAATGGTAGGTCAGATATTCATTCAACCAGCAAAGGCTGCAGAATTCATCGTACTTGACTTCAATGTTTTACCAACTGGAGCAACATTTGATAACGCATAAAATTAGTACACAGACTATTTATAATAAAGAACAACTATGGCAAACTTAATAGAAAACGACAAAATATTCTATACCAATTATGAGCCCAAGGTACAGAATAGATTTATCTTAGAAATCGATGGTATTCCATCCTTCTTATGTAAAAAAGTCTCTCGTCCTCAATTAGAATGTGGGGAGGTTGTACTAGATCACATTAACATCATCAGAAAGATGAAAGGTAAATGTAAGTGGGGTGACATCACAATCACTATGTATGATTCAATTGTTCCTTCAGGAGCACAAGCAGTGATGGAGTGGGTTCGTACATCACACGAATCAGTAACTGGTAGAGATGGATACGCTGACTTTTACAAAAAGAACTTTGATATATTCGTATTAGGTCCAGTAGGTGATAAGATTGAGAATTGGAAAATTTGGGGTGCTTATATTAAGACAGCTCAATTTGGAGACATGGATTGGTCTACTGAAACTCCAGTTGAGATTGCACTTACACTAGGAATTGACTACGCAGTATTAGAATTTTAAAATAATACCCTTACCCAACACCATAAAAGAGGCCAACTATAAAAAGTTGGCTTTTTTTATTTTGTGCCTATTTATATGTAAAGACATTAGTTACTAAATTAAAATAAAATGAGTAAAGTTGTAAACGACGATTATCCAAAGAATCAACCTGAATTAAGCGATAAAGAGTTAAAAGAGATGGTTATGAGTAACCATGTTAATACTGGCGCTCCGTCTGAATTCACAAAAGGTGAAACAGTAAACGTACCCACAGAAACAATTGCATTGCCAAGTAGAGGTTTATTCTACCCAGAAGGTCATCCATTAAAATCAGGACAGATTGAGATGAAATACATGACTGCTAAAGAGGAGGATATCCTAGCATCACAAAACTTAATTAAGCAAGGAGTAGTAATAGATAAGTTGTTACAATCTCTTATTGTAACAAAGATCAACTACAACGACCTGCTTACGGTTGACAAAAACGCAATCTTTATTGCAGCTAGAATATTAGCCTATGGAGAAGATTATGAAGTTGAAATCACTTGTCCGGATTGTGGTGAAAAGTCTACACATGTTATAGATCTTCAGCAATTTCAAGAAAAAGAAATTGATTGGAACATCTTTGCAGAAGGAGAAGTAACTCACAAATTTAGCTTGCCAGCTTCAAAAAGCGAATTGACTTTAAAGATGCTTACACATGGCGATGAAAAAGCTATTGAAGCAGCAGCAAAGGCAAACAAAAAACGATCTAAAGTATCGGGAATTGATAGAGATTTAACAACAAGACTCAAGCAAGTAATCGTTGCTATTGATGGTAATGAAGAAAGAGCTTATATTAATCAGTCTGTAGATAATATGTTGTCGAGGGATTCATTAGCATTAAGAAAACATCTAAAGGTAGTGACTCCAGACATAGACACTACAATATACTTTGAGTGTCCGCATTGTGGTCACGAATCGGCTAACATGCAGTTACCGATTGATGTCGGGTTTTTTTGGCCTGGGGTCTAGCTATAAGGCCCGCCTATACGACCAGCTTTTCGAACTTATGTACTACGGAAAAATGGGCTGGTCATGGACAGAACTCTACCAATTGCCGGTACATATACGAAGCTACTACTACCGTAAGTTGGCTGAGATTAAGGAAAAAGAAAATAAGGCAGAGCAAGCTGAGGTTGATAAAATCAAAAGCCAATCACGAAGATAGTGGGAAGCCATCCTAGTTAGGGTGGCTTTTTTTATTATTCCAAACTATTTATAAGAAAGCAAACACATGGATCCAAGAGAGAAAGAACTACGCGAAAAAATTCGAGAAT